CACCGATCAGGGCCTTGATGTCGAGGACGTGTTCGGCGAAGCTTTTGCGTTTCGTTGAGCCGACAGGCCCGCCGAACTGTGCGCCCAGCACGGCACCGGGGGTTTCGTCGCGGATCGCGGCACGGATTTCATCAATAGTTGGCATGTCTTCTTCTCCTAAATCCCATAGGTGTGCTTGGTCTGCGATGGGTGTGGCGACAACCGAAAGGTGGCCGTGATTCGAGTGAGAGTTGACCCCGGTGTACTCCCGCCACTCCCAAGCTGGCTTGCCGGGTAGGGCGTAGGAGGCGTACATCTCCCCGGAGTGGATGAAGTACTTCAGGCGGGGATCTTTCGATACGCGGAGGGCTTCGGCTATCTGGTCGACGAACCCCGGCAGGTGTTCGAAGAAGTCGAGCGCCCGCACGATGCCGTTGGCATCAGGGTTGTGGTCGGAGACCCGGTTGGAATGCTCCAGGTTCCCGAGGGTCCCGTCCACCACGTAGGAGTTGGTGTGCCCGCGGAGATCCATGATCTGGTCGCCGAACGTCTCGATCGACCCGGCGACACGCCATCCCTTGCCTGAGTATCTGAACGCCATTTGAGTCTCCCTCAAGCAAACGGTGGAATATGTCGATAGGGTGGGGAACAAGAAAGCGCCCGCACTAACGAGAATTAGCCGGGCGCATGGCCAGACCTAACTAGGAGGTCCGACATGTCCACGATAGTTATCCGATGCCCCAAATGCGGGCAACTCTCCTTCGACCCCAGGGTCGGAGTGTGCAGCGAGGAACCACTGTGAGGTTCGGAGTTGCCCTCGTCCTCTCGCTCCTTGTCGGTGTGCTACTACTCGCGGCACACCACGACCATCAGAGCGCCTACTGCCAGGGCTATGAAGACGCCTGGCTTGCTTCCAGCGACCCGTACCTGAACTGGCAGGAGGTCGATGGCTGCTCAGGCTCCTAGACGAAGGCGGAGCGGACACCGACCGCCTATCAGTCATCAGAGGCGGAACCCGAAGGCGAGCACATCAACCCGGAACGAGTTGGCGTTGTTCGTGCCGGAACTCAGCCGCGCTTGCAGGGCCACGGTGAACGGATCCGATGGCGGCGTTTTCACCTGCGAATTGTTGATGGGTATTGCGATGGTGGTGCCGTCCGCCGCGGTCCCTGTTATCGGCCCATACGCCGACCCGTCGACGCTGAGGGTTATGAGCAGGTTTCGTGAGCCGCCCGCCGTGTTGCTCAACGACCCGGTAGCGTTCGCCATTATGAACATAGTTTCAACCCAGTCGGCCGGGTTGATTTGGACACTGGCAACCGTTTGGTCGGTGGATGTCAGGCTGACGTTAGTTGCGAGGTCTGCTCCCCGTCTGCCGTCGATGGGGGTCACAAAACCGCCGACGACCTGCAGCCCGGTAGCGTCGATTTCTACGTCGGTTCCGACCGTCAACCCTGTCGAGGTCAGTAGGACCGGCGCTTCGCCGACCGCGACCCCGTCCCGGTCGAGGACTGCCAGAGGGTCTCCGGATGAGTCGAAAAATGTCACGGCGTTCTTGTCGAACTCGGCCAACAGGAGGCCGCCATCGTCGACGATCTGAAACGCCCCGTCTTCGGAGAGGATGAAACTGCCCTGCCGCAGGTAGGTGTTCTTCCCGTCGCCGGAGAGGCCACCAGGTGAGGACTGTTGCAGGTCCCGGATTGCCTTTTCGATAGCCTGGAATCGATCCTCGAACCCGGTGCGCTCAGGGAACCCTGGTCTCATGGTCATGCGACAATCGCCTCCAAGTAGAGCACTGCAAGTTCGCGGCCCCGGGTCCAGACGATGTCCCTGCCGACCAGCCGCATGATCTTGTTGACCGCGTCGTACTTCGACGGCCACCGGACCCAGCCTTCATCCCCCGTTTGATAACTGAACACTTCCGGCTCGTCGGTTTGGACGGTGATCCCGATCATCTCAGGGTTGTTCTTGAACAGGGCCAGCTCGCGGCGGACGTGTCCTTCCAGGGTGACGGCTTCGAGGACGCCTTTGTTGACGTAGACCGCCTGGGTCAGTTTGTGTTTCGCCACCGCCCCCGAGTCTTGGAGGGCGAAAGTGAGCAGGTCCTCCCGCTCGCCTGCACCCTCCCCGAGGACCTGGGACGCCTGAGTGGTGCCGTCCTCACGCCGGACGAAGGATTCGATGGTGCGCTCATCCCAGATCAGCTCGTTTTTACGGGCGCCCTTCTTCGGGTGCCACAACTCGAACTCCCGTGTGTCGGGGTGGACGCTGAACTCGATACCGCCGTCCACGTCGGCAAGTTGGGTGAGGGCCTCGTAGACATTCTTGAAAGGCCGGTAGAGGCGATCACGGGTGACACCCGACAGAGAGGCCGCAGACGTGTCTATGCCGAAGTCTCCCCCCGCTTTGGCCTGATGGTGGGCAACCAGGGAACGGGCGATCTCAAACTGGTCCTGGCCGATCTCAGTGGCCCCCGTGGCGGGCTCCGGATGGTTCTCGGTCTGGAGCACCGACGTTACGTTCATCTTCTTGAAGTAGTGGGCTAGGCCTTCACCGCCGAAGTCGAGGACCACCGGGCTCTTCCCGCGGGCCTGTTCGGAGAGGGTGAGCACCGGGCCACACCACTGCACCTGGCCGTTGCGGGTGATGACGGCCTCGTGCTCGTTGACCCCGACGTTCTCTCGGGTGGCTGTCTCATGGTCTGCGGAGAGGGCGAACTGGATCGGGCCGGGGGCGTTGAGGCGTTCCCCGTAGAGGATGATGTCGGCGGGGAGGGCTGCGATCCTTTCCCCGCCGCCGCGCGGCTGGGTTTCTATCTTCGTCTCAACGACCACCAGAAGCCTCCATCGGTCCAAGCTCTTGCGCGGTGCGGCAGCGCTCCGTATGGTTGAGCGCATGCGATACGTGGGTCTTGTGCTGTTGTTGTTTGCGTGTTCCGAACCGGCAGCGACCACGACGACACCCGCCGAAACAACAACCGAGGCGACCCACCCGGCCTACCCCTACGACACACATTTCGGAGCTGCCCTCGCTGTCGCCCTATTCGACATGACCGCCGAAGAAGTGGAAATCTTGTGCACCGACATCGGCGGGGTCGGTGTCTACTCCGAGTTGCAGAAGATGGGGATAGCGTGGACCGGGCCACCCTGGGACAACAAACGGGCGGATATTATCCTCCACCACCACTGTTAGGACCGGAGGTAGACGGTGACACGGGTACCGGCGACAAGGTTGCCGTTCTGAGCGAAGATCGTCACCGACGATACGGCAGCAGTCGAGTTGAACCCGAACCCGTACGAGTCCTTCGACCAGTTGGTGGACACTGTCGCCGACGGGTATGCCGTCGATTCCGACCGCCCGAGAATCCGTTTGTCGGTCGCTGAATACTCCGGGATTTCGATGATGGCAGTCCCGAAGAAATCCGAGTTTGCGGAAGCCCCGGTAGCGGTCGCCACACGCGCGGATGTTTCCGACCCCGCAGCGGTAGCCGTAGCAGATATGGTCGCGTCCAAAACGCGGAGCTGCTGAAACCAATACACGGTCGACGACGAACCGTTCACCCGTAGGCGGATCGGCTCCAACACGGCGGCGACAGCCCCCCTTGCTTCCACTTCGATGACCAGGTCCCGGTGGGTTTGGGGAATGTTCGACACAACAACGGACGCAGCAGCCGACGCCAACACTGTCTCAAAGATCTTGATGGTCGCCGGGGCAAGCTCGTCGCGGAGTTGTGCTGCCGCACGCCGGTCCGTGATATCTCCGTCGGTGATCGCTGACACGTCGGATCCGACCTCGATCTCGGCGAGTGCGGTGGCACCGTCCGGCACCGCGGGCGGAGACGGTGAGCCGTCGGGCGTGCCCTGGATGATCTCGACGTCGGAGTAGGTGTTGCCGGAGCTGTCCGCCTCGTCGTCGTAGGTCCGGTAGACGGCCAGGTCGATGCGGGAGTCGGGGGCGGAAGGGGCGGCAGCAATGTCGTAGAGCTGTGATGCGTTGTCATGCTCGCCGATGTAGACCCGACCCGACCGTCGGATAACCGCCTTGTCGCCGGCAGCGCCCGACCCGACCGACACCCTCATGTCCGAGCCAGTGTTCTGGAAGACCTTGAACGAGTCGCCGGCGACATCGACCACGCCCGATTCGAGCAGTACGTCGTTGATGAGCCGGTCGCTATCTCCGGACAGCTCCTCGGTCTGCAGGCTCCTGGTCTTGATGCTGGCAACTTGTGGCATGTGTGCTCCCTAAATCCAGGCTGAACGGGCAGAGACGCCGCACTCCGCGTTGGTGGTGGTCCCCGACATCCGAAACCGCAGCTCGTTGACGCCGGGCTCCAGGGGGAAGAACTCCGAGTCGGGTGACTGTTTGCCGTACCGGGACGCCCCGGTGGTGAACCTGATGTGTCGGCGGGCCGGGTGGGTGGAGATTTCGAGCACCTGCCCTGAGGTCATCGACACTCCCCCGTTGGCGTTGAGCGCGATCCGCTTGCCGGTGGTGATGTTCTCGACGATCGGGTTGGTCCCCGTCCCCGACGACGGAGCGGAGATTTCGAAGGTGGGCCAGGTCTCCCACTCGCCCTCGTTGGTGACCTCGACACCGCCTCCGGACCCGGCCGACCCGTAGACCTTCGGGTAGGTGACCGGGTAGGACAATCCTCCGGAGAGGACGAACGGGGTGAGGCTCGCCTGGAGGAGGTCCTCTGAGTAGAGGGCGGGGTCGGTGGCTTCGAACTCGACGTCGCCGGATGCGTAACCGTGTTCGGCGACCTCGGTGACAGGGATCTCACAGCGCACCGCGCGCACGCCGAGGAGGAGAGGCGGATAGCCTTCCACTTCGAAGGATGCGAACTCCTCGGAGTCGATCAGCGGGTTGAGCACACCCATCATTTCGAGGCGCCGTTCCGGTGCGACCGCGAAGCCGACTCTCACCGTCTTCTTCTGCTCGAACGATGCGCCGATCAGAGACCCGTGGTAGCGGGGGAGGTCGGGGGCGTTGGCCGACATGTTCCTCGAAAACAGCCCGGTGATGTCCCTGATCCGTGCGTCACGGCCCGCGCCGCCGATCTGAAAACCCCGATATGTGACCTTGGGCATTTCAGACTCCCGCCGTCAGCATCCGCCAGGTGATCTCGTCGACGATGGCTTTGGCGTCGGTGTCGGAGCCTGCGTAGATGTCCCCGAACGACGCCGACTTTTGGGACCCGGATTTCAACTGCTCGACCAGCTTCTCGATCGACGCCGCCACGGCTGCGTCACCGGAGGCCGCCCCTCCCATACCCGCGGGCGGGGAGTCGAGCGCCTGCATCATTCGCATCGTGTCGCCGTAGGAGAACACCCGGCCCCGGTCGCCGGGGATGACCAACATCTCGGGGCGGTTCCCTTCACCCATCCGGTAGGTGGTGTTCGGGTTGACCTGCCCACCGTGGGCCCTCGGGGTCCAGGTCCCGGTGTCGATCGTCGACAGTTGCGTTTCGACGAAGGTGGTGACCTTCTTGCCGTCGAGGAGGTCGAGTTGGCGGAGCATCTCTTCGACCTCGTCGGTCGATTTGCCGAGGACCTCGGCGATCGAGTCGATGGCGGCGTTGAGCTCGTCGGGGCTCAGCTCGTCCATCGCACCCTGAGCTTTCAACAACGCTTCGAACACCTCGAGCTCTGCGGCAGCCAGGTCGCTGGCAGACGCCTCGGAGTCCTCTCGGACTTCGTTGAGACGCTCTTCTGCGGCCTTCAGGCTGTCGACCGCTCCGACCGCTTTGAGGAGCGGTGAGGCGGCTTCCAGCATGACGTTGGCCAGCGACTCCTGAGCCTCCCGGGCTGCGTCGAGCATCTCGGCTAGAGAGGCCGTCTCGGTGGTCAGCTCTTCGGTCTCTTCGCCGACACCGGCCGCGGCGGTCTCGGTCTCGTTCATCGCCGCAGCCATGTTCAGGTACTTCTGGTCTGCGCTCGCGGCCTCAGCCCCGGCTTCGCCGAAGGCGGCTTTCAGCTCACGGGTGGTGACCTCGGCGTCTTTGCCGGACGCGGCGTAGTCGAGGAGGGTGGCTTTCACATCTGCGATCCGCTCGTCGGTGAGCCCCGACTGGCGGGCGAGGGCGTTGAACTCGTCTTCGGTGAGCTTGCCGGTCCGGGCCATGTCGGCGAGGGCGTTGGCCAGGGCAGTGGCCGGGTCTTTACCGTCTTTGAGCGCTTTGGCGAGGAACTGTTGGTTCCGGGCCAGGTCGGCGGCGCGGCCGTCGGTGAACCCGAAAAGGTCGCCGAGGCCGTCGATGATGAAGGTGAGGCCCCTGGCGGCGCCGGCCACCATGTCCATTCCGAACTTGACTGCAGGCATTGCCGTTTCGGCGAGCTGCATCAGCGAGTCCATCAGGCCCATGACGGTGGGGGCCAGCTCTTCGCCCAATTCCAGCATGGTGTCGTGGGCTGCAGCCTTCATCTTGTCCCAGGACCGGGAGAGGCCCTGGTCCATCTGGCTGTAGGCCTTCTCGGTGGCACCGGCGGAGGAGGCCATCTCGGTGAGGGCCCCGGAGGAGGCTTTCGCCCCGGACTCGGAGGTGAGCTGGGCTGCGGCGGCGCCGGCTTCGACCGACCCGAACATGTCGGAGATCGACCCGCCCGACTTGGATGCTTCGGTCGCCATCATCTGGAGGGCGCCTTCGACGTTGCCACCGGAGGCGATGAAATCCCGGAAGCTCTTCCCGGCGATACCTTCGAAGGTGGCCGCGGTGGCGGACCCCTCCTTGGACAGCTCGACGAGCAGCTGGCGCATCTGGGTGGTGGCCACCGACGTCGGCGTGCCTTGCGCGGTCATCGCGGCGAGGGCGGCGGTCACGTCTTCGAAACCGACACCCAGTGAGGCTGCGGTGGGGATCACGTTGAACAGGGAGGCGGAGAGCTGTTCGAAGTTGGTCTTGCCCAGCTTGACCGCCGAGAACATCAGGTCCGAGGCGCGGGTGGCGTCGATGACTTCGGCCCCGTAGGCGTTGACCACCGATGAGATGCCGTCGACGGAGGTGGTCAGGTCGGTCACACCGGCGATCGCCGCTTTCTGTGCGGTCTCCAAGAAATCGAAGACGTTGCCCGCGGGGACGCCGGCGGAGATTGCCTGGTAGAGGGCGGGGACGGTCTCGTCGGGGAGGACGCCGAACTCTTTGCCAAATGACCGGACCTGGTCGGTCATCTTGGACATCGCCGTCCGGGAGATCCCCGGCATCAGGGTGAAAACCTCGTTCATCCCTTTCTCGAGGGATGCGAACTCGGTGACGCTCTTAACGGTCAACCCGACGATGGCGGCGGCAGCACCGGCGGCGGCGGCCTTGCCTTTGCCCACCATGTTCTTGCCGAAGTTGTCCCACTTGGAGCCGGATTTGTCGACACCCTTCTCGAAGCCTTTCGAGTCGAGGCCGAGAGTGGCGAACAGCTCCCCTACTTTCAGCGCCATGGCCACCACCTCGGCTTGCGGTCAGCGGTCCACAGCCCGACCACCATTTCGAAGATGAGGCGGAGGTCGTCGGCTTCAGGTGAGTGGGAGAGGATCAGGTCGAAGTTGTCGGGCCCGACCGCGGCGCGGGCCAGGGCGGTCAGCTCGTCGAAGCTCAACTCGTCGCCGACGTCCCGCTCCGAACGGAGATGATCGGCGATCGCCAGGAACTCGGCGGGCCACGACGTGGCCACCAGCAGCTCCTCACCGAAGGCTTTCAGCACCACCCTGTTGTCGCGCCGGGCCCGGCGGGCTTTCGCCTTGTCGAAGTCGAGGACGTGTTCTCTCGCCATGAACACCTCCTCGAGCGCTCACAGCGCCCAGCTCTTGAAAACTCGCTCGGCTTCGACAGGGTCGGAGACCTTGTAAGGGATGTGGGGGAAGCGGGCCCAGTAGGACAGCCCGCCCACCCGGACGCTGAAACGGCGGATCGAGTAGCCGGGGTCGAAGAGGGCTTCGGTCAGATCCTCGTGGTACTCACGGGCGAAGTCGGCTTCGAGGATCCCCCAGTGTTCTCTCAGGTGGAGGAGCCAGCCCCCTGAACGGGGGCTCCGGCTTCCCCCTCGTCATCATCTCCAAACCAGGCGTCCATCAGCATCGCGACGATCTGTTCCATGTCCTCTTGTTCGAGCTTGTTGCCCATCAACACCGAGAAGGTCTCGGCTCCGATTGCGTGGACCAACAGCTCTTCCATCTCGTCGACGTCGGGCGTGTAGTCAGCGCCTTTGTCGGTGTTGAGCTTGTTGACCATGAAGACAAACCCGAGAGGTGCGCTGGACGGCACCTCCAGGGATTGCCCGAACGCCTTGAGCACTGTCGGCTTTCGCCGCTCCGCACGGGCGCGGTCGAAGTCGAGGACACGGATTTCGGCCATTTACGAGGCCGGGTTGGTGGTGGCGCCGGACCGGGTGATCTCGTAGGTGAACTTGCCGACATCGTTCTTGTTGCCGCTGGTGCCCTCCTGGACGGTGGCTGCGAACTCGAAGATGGTGCCGCCCGGTGTGGTGAACCGGAAGGTCTCTTCGGCTGCGGTGCCGACCTCTTCGGCCAGGTCGTTGACAGCCTCTTGGCCGGGGTCCCTCGACCCGTCCGACTCGTCTTCGAGGAAGTGGCCGTTGAGGGCGATGGTCTTGCCCCTCCGGATCACCCGGTTCTCCTCGGAGCCTTCCGAGTCGAAGTCGGTGATGTCGGCGCGGGTGGTGGCCCGGGAGACGTCGAAGTCTTCGATGCCTTTGATCGGGATGAAACCGCCGGCACCGTCTGAAACCTCGAAGGTCCAGCCGTCGGCGTTGACTTTGGTTACTGCCATGGTGTGCTCCTATTCGGATCGGTTTGGCGTGGGGTTCCGCACTTCCATGCGGAAATTGAGCGAGTACTCGTGCCGGCCGTTGTCGTCTTCACCTATGGAGACAGGCCCGGACTGGATGCCGGCGCAGAGCACCACCAGGGTGCCGCCGGGGAGGGTGACGCCCTTCAACCCGTGGAGGGCGGCGTAAACTTCGTCGGCCCGGTCCGATCCGGTCGTCGGATCGGTGGTGCCGCGGACCATCACCTGGACGGTTCGCATGTCGTATCCGGACTTGGTCGAAGATTCTTCGCCGCCGTCGGACCAGACGGCGAGGACCTCGTCGGGGGTGGGAGGTTTCGACCCGATGAACACGTTGCCGGTGGTGTCGGCCAGGTCGAGGGCGACGCCGGCGATCTGAGCGGCGAGGTACTGTGCGACTTCGACAGCGAGCATCAGGGGACCCGCTTACGGATCTCGTCGGCGAGGAGCCCTGAAATCTTGCGGCGGTTCTCGTCGAGGGTGAACTCCAGCCATTTGGCGCGTCGGCCCGGGTCGTGTTTTAGGGTCCGGTCTTCGTGCTGTCGCTTGGCATACGGGGTGTCGTAGGAGACGTTCGCCACGGCGTTGCGGGTCCTGGTCCTCGACGTGTCGGTTGACACCTGCCCGGATCGCCCCAAAGTGGTCTCTTCGATCGGTACCGTCTTGTTGGCCTCGGTCAGCAGTAGCTCGGCACCCAGGTTGACCGCTGCCTGGGCGGCCGCGAAGTAGATCCTCTTGGCCTCGTCGCCATTCCACTCTCCTGACATGTGATACCTCCTCAGGACATCGCTGAGGCGCCTCTGAGAGCGCCTGGACGGCTCAGTCGGCCCTGAGCAACACGACCAGGTGGTTGGTACGGCTGAGGGCTTCTGCGGGCTTCACCTCGTGGACCCGGTAGGTGGCGCCGTCCCGGGTGACCCGGTCCTTCTCGGCGATCGTCTCCGCAGGTCGGCATTCGAGGACGGCATCGGCGACCACCTCGTCGCCGCGGGAGGTCCGGATCACCTTGGTCTTATGCCGAAACCGGCAGCGGAGCTCGACCGGGGGATCGAACACGTCACCCACAGCGGAGGACCCGGCGTAGGGTTCGAGGTCGACCTTGTGCCGGTAGAGGGTGGTCCCGTAGCCCATCAGGCCTCGACCGGCTCGTATGTCGCCTCGAAGATGTCGGGCTTGCATGGGTAGAACTCGCCCTGTACCCCTTTGATGATCCAGTCGCCGTCGTCGGCTCTCATGGTTCCTTCAAGGGTGATGATCGAGAGCCCACCATCTCCGGCAGGCTCCCAGTTGCAGTCACCGGCATCGAGCCAATCGAATAGTCTCTGCACGTATCTGTCGTCCATGCCTGCTACCCATCGCATGGCCTCGATCTCGACAGGCTTCTTTCGATATCTCATCAGGCCGGTTGGATCGAACGGGTCAGCAGGTTTTGGAGCGCGAGGGCGCGCCGTGCGCGGGGGGCGAGAGTGTTGGGGAGGCGTCCGATACGAAGGCCTTCGACGGCGATGTCACCGCGCTGGCCACCGATGTCGTGCTCTTCGCCGGCCTCCAACCAGAACTCGACCTGTGCGCAGGTGGCGTCGGCCAGGGCCTCGATCACGTCCTCGTCGTCGGGATCGTATGGGGCCACCACCACCTCGTCGATCAGCTCCGAAGCGCGGGCCAGCACACGGTCGCCGACCGTCAGGTCGCCTTCGTCGACTTCAAGCCATGAGGCCAGCTGGGCGGTGGTGGAGTAACTCACGTGTTACTCCTCGCCGGGCTCTGCGATCGCGCTGAGCGCTTCGATGAGGCTCTTGCGCGGCTTCTTCGCGGCGAGCTCGGTGTCGAGGGCCTCGGCGGCCAGCTCGGCGTCGTCTCCCACCGCGGCGACGATGTCGTCGACCTTCGCCTTCATGTCGACGCCTCCCGGCGTTGAGGCCTCGGCGTCGCCGATCTGGTCCCAGCGGTGGGTCATCCTCGACAGCCGGTTGATACGAGGGTCGTCTTCGTCGAGCGTGACCACCTGGCCGGTGGACTTGTTCTTGAACGTGGCGGACATGCCGCCTCCTTTCGGTCGGGTGATTTCCTCGGGTGAAAAGTCGAATGCCTCGTAGGGCGACGGGTCGCCGAACAGGTCGCGGAGCGCTCGGCCGAGGTTGCCGTTGAAGCTCCGATCCCCCGACGAGACCCAAGCCTGGTCTGGGGTGGGAACGTCGTTCTTGTTGAGGATCTTCACGTCGCCGTGAAGCTGGCCGCCCACCTGGTGGAGGTTGCCGTAGAGGGTGCGCCGGTGGAGCGCCCTGATCGGCGTGGTCTCCGCGGCCCGGGCCAGAGCGTCGGCCATCAGCTGGCGGTTGAACACCATAGGGACGTGGACGGAGTAGTCGTAGACCGGGTCGAACCCCCATCCGCGGAGCAGGTGGAGGGTCTGTTGTTTACCTTCCAACCATGACGCCCGGTTCCGGTTGCGGCGCTCGTTTTCGGCGATGGGGCCGTTGTGCCAGAGCGGGATGGTGGTCGGTTTGAGGGCGTAGAAGTCGTCGTTCCACAGCTGGAAGTCTTCGCTGATGTCGGGGTGGGTGCAGGCGGCCATCACACCTGCCAGCGTGTTTTCGAACCTTTCGGAGTCCTGGACGGTGGGGAGGTGTTCGACGCCTGAGACCCATCGGGGCTTGTGGCCGACGAGCCACACCCGGTCGTGGTCGACGTTGGCAAGCGAGCGCAGCGAAAACCGGAGAGGCTCGTTGACCTCTCCCGGACGGACCAGGTAGACGATGTCCACAACGGTTGAGAGGGGCAGGCCACGAAGCCCGCCCCTCCTCATCCGTTCTCTTAGGCGTCGACGGCCTTGCTGAGGACTGCCCGGGTGGCGTCAAGGGTCTTGACTCCGATCAGGTAGTCCAGTGAGACCACGTCCTGCTTCTGGTCGATGTCGTAGTCGTAGACCACGCGGAGGCCGAAGCCTTTGTATCCGACCGAAGCGGCCCGGCCTTCACCGGCGCCCCGCGGCATGGCCAGGGTCCGTGACACCAGGGCGAACGCGGTGCGGTGGAACGCCACGCTGTGCTCGGTGTCGGACTCGCCTGAGGCGTCTTCGACTTCGATCCCCTGGGTCTCGTAGGTGTCGAACCCGAACTTGCGCCCGATGCTCGCATTGCGGAGACCCTCGGTGTCGCCCCTCTGGTCGGCCTGGTGGAACAGGGCGTCCTTCAGGAACTCACCTGCGGTCACCGGACCGAGGACAGCCCGGCGTTCGGTGAGAGGCACCTTCGCCTGGTTGAGGGTGGTCCGGGCGTCGACGAGGACCCTGGGGTCATCCCAGGTTTCGCCGGTGGTGTGGCCCACCTCTGCGGTGATGTCATCGCGGAGGGTGAGAATCGTCTCGTCGATCTTCTGGGCGTGGGCTTCCATCGCCGGGTCCAGCAGCTGCTCGCCGAAGTCCCGGATCTCCAAGGTGAGATCCTCGGCGGTGACCGCGAACGACACGTCGAGAAGCGTGTCGAGGACGACGGCCACACTGCCTTCGGTGGCGTTCTGGATGGTGATGCCGGAGCCACGGTCATACACCTCGGCGGCGAAGACGGCGGGCTTGCGGACGGTGACAGTGTCACCTACGGCACCGTTGAACTCCTGGGAGTAGTCGCGGTGCACGAGCTGGGCCATCACCACCGTGTTGTACAAGGTCGCCAGGGCTTCCCGGGCGATCATGTCGGGGGTGAGGAATGTGTTGGGCATGAGGGGTTTACTCCTTTTTCTTGTCTCTTTCAGCCCGCCATGCCATGTACTCGTCCATGTCCATCTCCTCGGGTTTGACAGCGTCGGGGTTGCCGTCGTCGTTGAGGTCGGCGCCACCTTTCGGAGGCGAGGCGGGTTTGACAGCGAGGCCTGGCTTGGCTTCGAGGGCCGAGGTGACCAGCTCCTGGACGGTCTTTTCGAACTCGTCGCTGTCGGGGTCGAGAGTGTCGATCTCGCCCCTGGCGAGAAGGAACCCCCATGTGAGGTCCTCGTCCGCGCCCGCATCCCGTGCGAGCCGGTCGAAATCTTGGCGTGACCGGAGCCGGCGGTTTTCCGCCTGCAGCTGGGCCACTTTGGCCTCAGGGTCGTCGTCTTCGTCTTCGGAGATCCCGAGGGCTTTGAGGATGGCCTTGTTCTGCTCTTCGAGAGACCCGATGCGCTCTCGTTCGGCGTTGCGCTCGGTGCGATATTTGGCAGCCTGCTTCCGAGCCTTCTCCATCTCTTTCGCCATCGCCTCGGGGTCGAGCGGAGGGTTGTCCCCTCCTGCGGGCGGGTCGTCTTCGTCATCGGGGTCGGCGGGCGGATCGTCGGGTTTCGGGTCGGGGGTGGGCGGGTCCCCTCCGTCGTCGTCGGGGTCTCCGCCTCCGATGGTGAACAGTGCGGCGAGCAGCAGCCAGAGTGTCTTGAGCATGTCTGCCTCCTGGGCAGTTGAAGGGACCATCCGCCTGGGATGGCTTGGGTGGAGTGGTGGGGACGTTGGAGTCGGACGGACAATCCGATTACGGGGCCTTGCGGCTTGCCGCGTCCCCACACTCTCCGATCAGGTTCACCGGGTTCGGTCTACCTGAAACTTGATCTGTTTCATCTCGGCGGGGCCGAGGTGGCCGTGCGCCCAGTCCATGACGCCGGCAGCCCAGCGGAGGGGAATGCGGCCTGCCGGCAGGAAGTGGGAACGCTGGACGATGATGGCCCGGCCCACGTCTTCGGACGTGTGGCGGTAGCGGTTGCGAGACATGAGACCTCCCTGGATTCCGTCACACCTGCGAAGTAGCGTTGGAGCTCTACCGATTGGAGAAAGAGAATGGGCGACAACAACCACGAGATGAGACAGATCGTGCAGCACTTGCAGAGCATCGATCACACCCTCAAAGGGATACTCCAGGCTCTGAAACAGATTGCAACTAAGAAGGACTAACGAGCGCTTTTGATCTGTTCTCTGTAGCGGAGACGCTTCCGATCGTTGTCGGCAACGAAGCTGCGCAGGCTGGACTGCCACTCACCCACCTTGGCTTTCGCCTTGGCGGCTTCGGCCGGTGACAGGGCGGAGACCTCGCGGCGTTTCCACGATCTGACCTGCCGCTCCAGGTACCGCTGTTGCTGGCGCAGCTGGTCGCCCTGCGGGTCGGCGGTCCGTTTCGGGATGGTCGAAATCCTCCGGTCGTAGAGCCCCACCGAATGCCGGCAGTTGGGGTGGAACAATCCGGCCGACGTAGCGTCTGAGAGGGTGGGCCTTCCAGGTGTGCGCCCGCGCAGGGAGAGCACACGTCCCTCCCACGGCCGGCAGATCGAGCACTCTTCGGGTGCGTCGGAAACCTGGACCAGGTCGAGGCCTTCGTCTGCCAGCTTGTCGGCGTGGCCGGCGACAGCCGCCCTCCCGGTGGTGGTGCGCACCGACATCTCGGTGTAGGAGGCCATGTCCCAATTGCGGCCCGCGGAGTCGACGAAACCTGTGATGCCCCGGTCAGCGAAAGCGTTGAGCGCCCTCTGTGCGGCTTGACGTCGGGTCTGGGTGCCGACACTGACCTGGCGGGCTGCCTGGTAGATCACGTCCCGGTAGATGTCTTCTGCGGCTCTGAGAGCGTGTGGGCCGACCTGGCTGAGAACACCAAAGGCTTCACGTGCCAGCACCCTGATCGCTGTGGCGTCACCGGATCCGGTGAAAGCTGTGGTCACTCTGCCGGTGGTTTCGAGATCGAGGCCGGCTGCGGCCTGGCCGATCCCGTAGGCCTTGGTGATCGCCTCTTCCAGCTGGCGGGGTGTGACCTGGCCGACCTGGTTGAGGATCTTTTCGAGCTGGCGGCGGGCCACCTGGGTTTGGGCCAGCTTGGTCTCAGCCCATCCGGGGTCGTCGATGCCTTGGGAGAGGCGGCGGGCCACCACCCGGAGCATTTCGGTCTCAGCCTGGGAGAAGGTCTCCAGGAGTTCTTTGGCCAGGGTTTCGGCCATGTCGGGTGAGACTGCCACCGCGGCACCCTACTCGTCGTCGCCGTCGAGGAGGTCGGCCAGGCAGGCTTCCCGGACGAAGTGGGCCATGCCGATGCTGTCGGTCAGCGAGACCCCTTGAGTGACAACGAAATCGATCTGGGCGTCGCCGTCATTTTTGAGTGTCTCGAAGATTAGGATGGCCCGGCTCGGCAGCAACCCGTTGATCTCCGCTTCCTCGTGGATCTTCGCCACGCATTCGAGCAGGTGGTCGGTGGTCGCCTGCGCGGCGGGGTCACTCATCCGGTGGTGCCGACCAGCACGTCGGGCACGATGAAGACGGGCATCCGACGGCCGGGCCACGACAGCATGACGTGTTTGGCCCCGGACTTGATCGCCTCGATCTCAGGCTCTTCGAGTTCGAGGACGGCTGCGACCATCGGGAACTCCTGCTCGCCGTACCCCACCATCCTGGTCGTGTAGAACAGGCCCTCCGCGGGCGGGACCTTCTCTGAGGTGAGGTCGCCGTCGGGCGCTGAGAACACCGTGGTGCCTTCCACCCATTCGGACTTCCGGACATAGTCGGGGACCGGCACAACTCTCACTCCTCCACCTCCTCGGGTTCGTCGGGCTCTACGTCGTCGGGGATCTCTTCGCCACCTGCATCGAAGGGGTTGGGCAGCGGCTGGGGTTTGGAGTCCACGATCTTCGACACCTCGTCGAGGACCTCGACATCGGTCCAGTCGGGATGCTGCATCCGGACCAGGGTCTCCATCGAAGCGGCTTCGGCACGGTTCAACAATTCGACCGTCTCGGCCATCTGACGCAGCGACGGCTCTTCGAGGGCCGGCCATTCGACATCGGGGCGCTCCACTTTGGTCTTCCGGTTGCCCAACATCTCACGGTCGATCGCCAGGATGATCTTCAGAACGTCTTCGGTGGCAGGCTCCCAATAGCGGCGCTTCTTGTCGGTGGTCCGATGGGTCTTGTCCTGGCGGGCGACGATCTCGGTGGCGGTGGTGTCCCGCCCTTCCCCACCGTGGAAGCCGAAGGTCTGCGCCGAGTAGCCGGCCTTGCCGACCGCCTCCATCACCAGCGCTTCGATGGTTGCCTTGTGGGCTTCGAATCGGATGTCGAATTGGACCTGTTCGATGCCGGCACCTTCACGCTCTGTCGGGTCCATGGCCAGCGGTGTGAACAGCTCCTGGTCGGTGTCGAAGAAAGCCCCGCGGCTCGGTGAGGACCTTTCCAGGTAGTCGTCTGGGACCACCAGGCGGGCCTTGCCGAGACGGAGGTCGCGCATCCAGGAGTTCCACGCTTCATCAACCGAGTCGAACAGGGGTTCGATGCCGTCGAAGTCGGAGCGGCCGTGAGGGGTGCCGCGGAGACGGCGGGCCGGGCCCATGTTCTTCACGTACCGGACGGCCAGTCCACCGACAGGGAGGGTGATGATCTTTTCGAGGCCCGCGGTACGAGGGTCGTTGCCCAATTCGATGCGAACACCGAGCCGGTCTTCGGTCCCTTCGTAGAGGGCGTTTTCGATGATGGCCCTGCCCGCAGCGGCGGAGTGGTGCTCGACGTGGCGGAGCACTTTCGTCTCACCTTCGTCGGACAGTTGGCGCCAAAACGACACTTCGGTCAACAGCCCGTAACGCCATGTGGGAACAGCCCGCTCAGGGGTGACATGGGTGAGGATCGGGTGGTCTGCAACAGCGGTGTCCCAGGTGGGCCGGAGGTAGACCCCGCCCATCGCGGCAGCCTCTTCGGCGGCTTCGAGGAGCCGGTTCAAAAGCCCGCCCTGGTCGAGGATGTCGTCGAGCCTGGTCTGCGTGGCCGTCAGATCACCGGTCTCGCCGTCTTCCTGGCGGACTCCAGGAATCACGATGTCGAGGGGTGCTGCGAACAGCAGGTCGGCCGAAGTCATGGCGATGTCGCCGGCGAGAGGGATGTGCAGCTTCTCGCGGCGGGCGTTCGCCGAGGTGGTCGGGGTGCGCCTCGACCAGAACTTCCATGACCGGGTGCCGTCGGGTGCGACCTGGTCGT